TGTAAGGCTTACCGCGCGAGATTTACCATTAACCTGCTCTACAAAACCCATAGTTCGGGTTAAGTTGTTCAGCTCTCCTTGTGTCTGCTTTATGATACTTTCAATCAGCATTTCCAGTTCGTTGTAGTCTGCGAGTTTTCTAACCGGTTTATTTGCAGCATGATAAATAGCCGCTTCTGCATCAAAAGATGTTTGAGCAGCTTCAGTTAGCATTTTTTCTATTTCCTTTTGCGCCTGTTTATCAGTGTTTGAAATAGCTTTTTTTATTTTTTCATCGGTAGAAAGAATTGCATCCAACCTATCCATTTGCCATTGTGCCGTATCTGTAATTTTGCCAGTCTTTGCGATTCGTCTGGATATATCGACAAGTATCTCATCTTCTAAATCTTGAAACAAATCAAAGATAGGCTGAGGAAAACTTGCTAAAAATTCAGGAGTAAGCAAAAGTTATCACTCCTCAACTCGGCTCTGCGGAAGATTTTGGCGAGCGGTTTTAATCTCCTCTCCTGTGTACCATGCACGAAATTCATCTGCACCCAAAATCTCACCCTGTACCAACTGGAACTTCTCTGCAAATTCAGCTTTACGGTCTGTTACCAGACTGTCATCCCAACTGTAAGACGTTTCATACGCACCTTTCGGCGCAAGAGAATAAATACTGCACATGATATCCATAGCATAAATTAAATCTTCCAATGCACCTTCCAATGCTTTTTGAATATCTAGAACAGAAGCATAGGAACGCTGTTTACTCGCCTTTATCTCCTCTGCTGTCTTATCAACCACTTGCGGGTCGGAAATTGTTCCATATGCAAGATTGCAGTTGAACTCTATTCGCTGAAAGATACGATTTAGCCCATTTACAAGTGATTGGTCTCGAATTTGCGGGCTGAATATCTGGTAAAAAGCATTTCCGTTTGCCGGAGTATCAATATCAAGCCTTCTGAAAAGTCTGTCGCTATTTTTTGGCAACTTCAAATCCTTTTTGGTGGGTTCTAAATACTCAATCGCTGCATCAATGGCAAGTTCCGAACCTTCAAACTCCCATAACAAGCGACTGTATTGCTCGTCAGCATCTTTTATCAGTTTTTCTGCTCGTGAGTATACAGAAACACCAAGCGGAGAAGCTGAATCAACTGTATTTGCAAGTGGTATTTTAAAGTACGCAAATAATGGTTTCTCTATTGGGCTTAGCGTTGTCTTTGGCTGAATATGTTTCCATTCTGCTACTAAATCCAGTGAAATCTCTTTCCCCAAACTCCCCTTAACTTTGCTCATAAACGCTTTATTCGTTACTGTATAAGTACTACCAACCAAGCTGTGTTCTTCTACTCTGGTGTAAATATCCCCGTCACGCACAATCTGTGTGTAGAAAATACACCCCGTCATTTTCCCTGCGCCGTCAAAAGCAGTTGGCAAAAAAGTATCTGCTTGATTATAGTCAACCACAATATTGTTTCCTGCAACATACGGCTTAAGGATAATTCCACCTTTTGCACAAGCATACTCAACATTGGGTCGAATCCCTTCAATCACTCGCTGGTATTGCTCATTTAAATAGTCTGCTCTCTTAGAACCTGTAATTTCTGTTTTCATTTCCAGCGTTACTAAACGCGCAAACTCTGAAGCTATAGCGGCAGGAAGGTTTAAACTCTTCACTTTATCTGTAAGCCAATCCGCTCGGTTATTATATAGCTTTGTCCATCTGGTAATTGCACTTTCCATACTGCTTGAGATAGAAGTATCAAAGCTTTTATTTTTAGGTGCCACTGTCTTGACAATCTGCTTTAGCCATTCAATCGTTTTCTGAAACAACATCACTCCTCCAATCTAACCATTTGAATTTTTTACGTAATACTGTGTTACAGAAATAACGGACCTCGTCCATAGCGTGGTCATTTTCCTTCAACACAGTATCGGCTGTTTTCTTTTCATCCCACCTATATAGACCAAATTCACGTATACAGTCTTTACAGCTTGGGTCTATACGTATCATACCTGCGTTTAACAATGAACTTGTAATACGGATACCGTCAATAACACTGTTAATTGCAGGTTTTACTCTAAATTCGCCATGTCTGCGGATACACTCGATAAAGGAAGCGGCAGAAGGATCAACTATAACTCTTGTAATCGGCAAATCTTCTACCAACTCAACCAGTGCTTGATAGTGCTCTTCATCCGTTCTTTGTCTGCCTTCTTTTCTACTATCGAAGTAACTTTCCCTTATGCGAGCGGCTCCCTCGCTGTTAACTCCCCACAATCCCATAGAACACGGATTAATCGTACCGTAGTCAATACTGACATAGAACTCGTTATAGTCATTCATATCAACTGTTTTTATAATTGTTTCCTTTTTACTTTGGAAAAAGTCGTATACAAGTCCTTCTGCTACCACCCATAGACCACGGATAAATCTATCATAGAAAACTCCTGAATACATGTTTTCATAACGTTTTTTTACCTTCTCAGATAAACTGTTGTTGTCTTTCATAGTGAAATGCAGGTATAAAGCGTTTTTCTCTTTGTGCTTTTGTATCCACTCCTTATAGAACCAATGTTCCGGGCTGTCGGGGTTGCAGTTGAACCAAAATTTTGACCCTTCCACAGAGCATCTTGCCAAAGCTTGTTCTACAAAAGAGCGCGGCATTAAAGCAACTTCATCAAACATAACGCCTGCTAAGGTCATACCTTGTATCAAAGCTGCCGAACCTTCATCTTTACCACCAAATAGGTAAAATCGATTCGTTTTCCCCGCAAATGATATGATAAGTAAATTTTCACTTCTTCTTTCTTGGATTCTAACGATACCATCTAGCCACTGTGGCAGGTGCGTAACGATATTTCTTCTAACGCTTTCAATTGTTTTTCCACAAATAGCGAAAACTTGCTTGTCAAATGCAGTAAAAGCCCATAAGATGAAGCTCACCGCCATTGTCATTGTTTTTCCTGCTCTAATAGAACCATCGCATATGATTGCATCATAGTCATGCATAGCAGCATCACTCCACCACGTAAGAGTGTATAACTGCTTTTCTCCAAACTCTTTATACTGCATCTTCGTTTTCCTGCTGTTCTTCTCGATTCTTTAGATTTTGTGCGCTTATCTTGATAACTTCCACCAAATTATTCGAAATCACCACTTCATCCGGTCTTTCAATTTCTACAGTATCTTTCTGTCCTAGCCATTGCTTACCTAGCCATATAGCCATTGACGCACTCTTCTCTGCAAGCCTGAACTGAGCGCGCCGCAATGATATTTTCCCTTTCCCCCGCTTTTTCTTGAAAACTTCGGAAAAACCTTCTGAATATGTTCTTTTGCACCAGTTTTCTAACGTTTTGTCGCTTACATCAAAAAAGCCGCATATTTCCTCCTTTGTACACTGTAAAGCACAAAGGCTTTCAAAATCTTTTTGGTCAATCTCTTTCCTTGGTCTGGCCACTTTTCGCGCCCCTTTCTCTTTCATGAATCTTTCTAAGCTCTTCCTTTCTCCTACTGAAAAGTTCCTTTGCTTTCGGGTAAGCCATTAAAGCCGTGAATTTTTCCGCGCTATCTCCTAGCCAATATCTAAATTCGTCTACGCTTGGGAAGGAAAACTGTCCTCCAATGGAATACTGATTGATAGCAGACATAAAATTTTTACGTGCTTGTATCGTCCAGTGCTTCCCTACATAAGCCCTATCTGTGTCCTCACAGTCCAACGGCTGATAACGCATAGGAAACACCGTGATGTTTACTCCCAATCTTTCTTGAAGCAAGACAAGTTCCTCTATGCGCTGATAGGCATATGGAATTGTATCCGTGAAATTATATAGCATGTATATAATAAATGTTTTCTTGCCTTGTGCCGCCATTCTTTCAATCGCTGTTTGTATATGCCCTCGTTCTTGAGGGCCATCATAAGAAAACCGCATCGGATTTATTGGCATTTTCCCTAGAATTTCTGCCATTTCCTCTGTGATAAGCCTTGCATCAATAGCTTGGTTAAAATCTATGTATTTATTTTTTGTTGTCTTTTTAAGGTCTTGGAAATACTCTGCATCTTCACGCATTTTATCTAAAGGGCGTGCCGTATAGTTATTATCTGACAAAACAACAAATTTTGTCGTTTCTAGTATGTCAGCCTTCCAGTTAGGACGTTCTGTATATTTAGGCTCTAGCTTAGGCACTGCGCAAAAAGCACATTTTCTAATGCACCCGTCTGTAATTTTTGCCATACTATACTCTGGCTTCTCTTTTAATAACGAATAATCTAAAGGGTATATTTCCGCTTCCGTCATCCTTCCTATGGATAACTCGCAAGGTTCATTTTTGAATGCTTCCGGCATAATTGTAGGAGAAATGCCTCCCACTCTCACTTTTCCTTTTTGGGAGAAATATCGTATCAATTTCTTTACGTGTGCTATCTCAAACGTAAAAATAGCACTTATCCAGTACTCATCAAATATATCATTTTGAGCAGGCAAATCCTTATAAAATAATTCAACCTCATGTCCGATATCCTTTAGATATGCGCCAATTCTTAAAAGTCCTACCGGATAGTATGTGTGCTTTTTCGTACCATCTATTAAAGCAATCCGCATCTCCTTAATACACCCTTCCCAAGTCCTACCGCTGTTTTAGATTCACCGTTTGATAAATACTCCATCACATCATCCTTATATTTTTCTGGAACTCTAATGGAAATAGGCACTGTTTCGGTTCCTTTCAACCTTTCATTTTCACTTTCAAACTCTGAAAAATCATATTCATTCTCTTCTTGAGGCTCCCAAAGGTATGATAAATCTCCCAAGTCTAAGTCTCCGATTTCAAGAAGTAGCAAATTGTCATCCCATTGAGCCAATTCATTTGTACGATTATCATAGTATCGGTATTTTCTTTTTTGCTCTTCTGTAAGCCCTTCCTTGATAATAACATTTTCCTCGGTTTTACCTAGTTTTAGTAAAGCTTTATATCTTGTGTGACCCGCAAGGATTTCCATGTTTTCATCTACTATGATAGGGGCTACATATTCACACTGCCTGATTGATTCCATTACCGCATCAACAGCTTCATCATTTTTTCTAGGATTGTTTTTGTATGGAGCTATATCTTTTAAATTTACTTTTTTAAGTTCCAACTATCTCTCCCCTTAAATAAAAAAGACCATGCATCAAGCACAGTCTTGTGTTTGGACTAGCTGGCAAGGTCACGCCCTTGCTCGATACCACTACTGCGATATAACCAGCTATATATATGCCAGCTTTTCCCTGCTGGCTAGGGTTTCATCTCTAATAACAGAGCTTTTTTGATTTGCAGTTATAGCACTGCACTAGCTAGAAAATATTTGGAGTGTCATGAGAATGAAATTACTATTCATTATTCCCACACTGACTATATCATAGTTTTAATATCAATTACTATCAACTTTTAATTTACGTAGTGCCTCGCCATGCAACTTACAAATCCATTGATATGTATAATTCATATTCACTGCGATTTTTTCCCATGTTAATCCATTTATATACCTATAACGCAAAAGCACTCTTAAAGTGTCATTTTCTACAGTTTGAATTGCTTTTTCAATATCAGCTTTCACTTCATGTAACAAATCAATTTTTTTGTCGATTTTTTCTTCTTGAGCTTCTAACTTTTCAACTGATAATTGAACTTTATTGCTTTCTCCCCAACCTCTTGGCAAATCACTATATCTAGGAGTGATTCGTGTTCCGAGTGAAATTATTTCATCTTTTTCCATAAGCAATTGATTTACTTCTCTATCTATCTTCCTATATCTTTTTAGATATTCTTTCTTTTCTTTAGTCGTCATATCTTTTCTTCTTTTTCCTCCCTCTCAAGTCACTTATATACAAAATCACACAAAAGATTAACGTGCTACCATACAAAATCATCAGGATTAAAAGAACCCACCAATATCTCAAAAACACGATGAAAGGTATATGTAAAGCAAGGGTTATTGTTGCTACTAGGCAGAAAAGAGAAATTATAATGCAGAGTATCAAAAGTATATTTTTATTTTTCATTGTGCACCAACTCACTCATCTCCCCAACACACTTGCTTGTATCTGGAATATTTATGTACGTTCCGCACATATCGCAGTGAATTTGTGCGCGTGCTTTATTAGGAAGATAGCTAAGTGTCAGGATGTGAAATCCTTCCTCT